GACGCGGCCCCAGCAGAGGCCGGTGAGGGTGGCCGGATCCACGCCGATGATGAGAGGCGCGCTCATGCCGCATCCGCTTGTGCTTGCCTCGGTGCGGGACGGCCGCCGGAGGCCCGCCTTGCGTGCCAGGCGCAATAGGGGCGGCCGTCGAGCACATCGGCGCTCGGGTGGCCGCAGAAGAAGAACCCCGGCTCGCCCACCTCGCCCACCGGCCAGCGGCAATGGTGGTTTTCCAGGGTGAGCAGGGTTTGCCGCTGCGCCAGCGGAATGTCCGCATCGCTGGCCCGCACGGGTGCTGCCGGCGACAGCGGTGCCACCAGCCGCAGCTTTGCCTTGCGCTTGCGCGGTTTCCTCGGCTTGGGCGCAGGGCGCGGCACGCCCGACGTGAGGCCGAGGTGGAGCAGCTTGCCGCACACGGCGTTGCGAGTGATGTTCGTGCCAAACTCGCCATTGAGCGAATCTGCGATCCGGGTTGCTGACATCTGTAGCGCGTGCAGCTCACGCAGGCGCTCAATGACGTCCTCTGTCCATGCGCTCATCGCCGCGGCTCCACGCATTTGCATGGGCACGGCCAGCACAGCAGCGCCGAATACTGCCCATGCACCGGGCCGAGGTCGGCGGCCCACATCCAGCCGAGAAGGAAATAGTCGAGCACGCGATGGTGCGGGACGTAGCGGAAGACGGAGGCTGTCATTGCGCGGCCTCCATCTCGAACAGCAGTTTCGCCTGCGTCGGATGCTTGTCGACACGCGGGCGGGAGGGCGTCGACCATGAGCGGCCCCTCACCTCGCCGATGTACCGCCATCCCGCTCCCGTCAGCGATGTCCCCGGCTCGCTGGCGAGGATGTACGTTCCGATCCGGCGATACCCCAAGGCAAAGGCAGCTCGCGCGCAGGCGCCGTACAAAAACGAGCAGGCATTGCGGGTGCCGTCCGTGCAGAGGCGCGTCACCTCGGCCGTCTCGCCATCGTCGCGCATCCGCGCCACCGGACGGCCGACGATGGCCACCCCGACGATGCTGTCCCCCAAGACGGCGCCCAAGGAGAACAGATGCCCCACGACCGGCCCGTGATGCCGGTGATGGCGGGCCACGAAGGCGTTCGCCTCGGCCAAGTCGATGCGGAAATGGCGCAGTTTCATTCCGCGGCCTCTGCCTCGTGCCGCCGCCGCAGCGCTTCGATGACCCAATCCAGCTCGGCGCCGCGTAGCGTGTACTGGCGCCAGCCGGCGCGCAGGCTCTCCTCTATGGCGTCGGCGAGCCGCAGCCAGGGGCTTTCCTCCATCGTCTCGCTCTCTCTCGGTTGCTGGCCGGCGCTGGACACCAGCGCGATAAGCGCGGCAACGCGGCGGTCATATTCCGGCTCGGCGGCACGGCGCTGCTCGATCTTGCGCAATGCATACAACACCGTCGTATGGTCGCGCCCGCCGAACAAACGCCCCGCCACCGGCAGGCTGAGCGTGCGGATGACGTCGTGCACGACGTATATCGCCAGGTGGCGCGCCTCGGCGATGCGCGCTCTCCGGGACGGGCCGAGGATGTCGGCGCGGGAGACGCCGCATTCCAGCGCCACGGCGTCAACTATTTGCAGCCATCTTGGTTTGTGCTCGACCGGCGGCGGCGGTGCCGGCTCCACAACCTCGATGACGGGAGCCGGCGGCGCAGATGGTGACGGCGGCGCGGACAGCGCCCGCATGCGGGCCTTGACGGCCCTGGCATTCGCCATCACCTCGGCGGCGCTCGCGCAGTCGCGCACTTTCAACATCGACATGGACCAACCCCTTTGCTACTTGCTACGCTTCTCCATGCGGCCCGCTCGTTCGCCGGCAGACCGTCACGGCTCGGTGACGCTACTCGGACATCAGACGCCCTCTGCCTCCTCGGCGGGACCGAGGATCGCTGCCAGACGCGCCTGAAATTTCTGGTCGGCGAGCTTCATCCGCGCCCACCAGCGTTGCTCGGCCTCCGGGTCGAGTGGCTCCGTCGCCAGCACGCTGTCCGGCTTGACCTGGCGCCGTTTGCCCAAGCGGTAGATGCGCGCCATGTCAGGCGGCCCCGAGTGGCGCGCCGCCGCGCCTGGCGCGGTCCATGGCCGCAGCGCCGAGCGGGGTGCCGTCGAGCATGCCCAAGGCGGCGCGGTACTCGTCCATGATCAGCTCGAATTCCTGGCGCGCATCGGCGTCCTGCCGCCGCTCGCGCACGATGGCGCGCAGCGCCTTGGCGTCGTAGCGCTTGCGCTTTGCCTCCGCGTACACATCGCGGATATCCCCGGCGATGGTCTTCTTGTCGTCCTCGAGGCGCTCGATGCGCTCGATGCGCTCGACGTAGGAGCGCAGCTCAACGGCGGCGTGCTTGTCGATCATGTCAGTCCTCCAGCCGGATCATCTCCGGCGCGATCCACACCGCGAAGCGCGCGAGCCGCGCGGACCAGCGAAGCGATGTCCTCGCAATAAAAACCCGGATCGGTCTGCTCCATCGCGCGCGCAATAGCGTCATAGCGAGCGGCCTGCCTCTGTGCCTCGCGCCGGAGCGCGTCCATCTCGTGTGCGTCGATCCTGCGAGCGCGCCCATACCAAATCTCTCGCGTGCGGGTGTATTCCCAACCGAGGCGCCTCGCGGCGCTGCCGATGGCAGCCTTGACGCTGCGCTGCACCGGCTCGACGCGACGCACCAACGCAGACGCCTCACACGACATGGCGAAGTCCTTCGCCGGATATTCGGACACCTTCGCTCCCTCCTCTGCTCGACTGCACGCATGAGCAGGGAGGAAGAACGCGACTCACTCGCTACGCTTACCGACGCGGGTCACGCCGCGCGGGAACTGTCAGGTGTCCGACACTGGAACTTCGTCTCGCGACAAAAAAATAGAGCGATGCGGCATGCACGATCCGCGGCTTGACCGCTCGATGATGGTGCTCGGCGCCTTGGCGCTGCTGGTGCTGGCGGTGCTGGCAACCGCGGCTGGCTTGGCGCTTTGGGTGCTGCTGGGATGGGCGGCGCCGTGAACGGGGCCGGTCGTGATACGCTCCACATCCTCCCAACGATGGAGTGGCGTCATGACCGATCCCGCGATGGAAAGCCGACGACAACGGATGGTCGATCGGATGATGGCTGACTTCGAGGCGCCGTATCAGGCTGGCGCGATGCCGGATGCGGAGCATCGGGTGGCGAATGCCCTGGAATACATTGCGTTTCAGCTCGGGCGGATAAGGCGGCGGCTCGAAGAGCTCGACCGCGCTCCGCCATGAGCTGGTGCCAGATTTCGAGCGCGCGCCAGAGCGGGTAGCCCTGCTCCACGATGTCATCCAGCTCGGGGACGGCGGGGATGCTCATGACGCGGCGCGCTCCGATGCGGCGAAGTCGTTTGCTGTTACCTCGCCCTGCGTCGCGTCGTGAATGGCTCTGATAACCTCGCGCGACGGCCATCCGGTGCCATCGCACAAACACGTCACCCATCCGGGGCTGACGCCGATCTGCTTGGCGAAGTCGATGCGCTTGATCTGTCGCTCAGAGAGGTACGCAGCGAGTTTCATGGTCGCCGCTTTTACACCGGGTAAAATTTTATCGCAAGAGAAATTTTAGCCTGTGTGCATGGCCGCTGTCCGGCCTGCCGCACAGAATTGCGCTATGCGCAAAAACCCCGTGAAGGTAGTGCCGCGGTTCAAGGGTCAGAACCGGCGGCCGACATTCATCCGCCAGTGGCGCAAGCATCGCGGTCTGACACTGGAACGGTTGGCCGATCGATCCGGCATGTCAGTGGGGAACTTGTCGCAGATCGAGCGCGGAGAGTACGCCTACAACCAGGATACCCTTGAGGCGCTGGCCGACGCGCTGTCCTGCGAGCCGGCTGATCTCATCATGCGGAACCCGGCCGATCCCGAGGCCCCCTGGTCGATATGGGAGCGGCTGAAGCCCGAGCACCGGGAGATAGTATCCCGGTTCGTCCGATCGCTGGCAGAGGAAGGGAGGGCAGCATAATGGCCCAATCATCCGAGGAAGTGGCATTTCGTCTCATGGAAACGATTGCCAATATTGAAAAAATGGCGCTGCACGGCGGGCAGGTCAGCGGCGAGCAGAAGCGGCCCGATCGTGCCTGGATACTGTCGACCTACGCCGAATGTCTGGCGGTGGCTCGGGGGACAGGTCGGCAAGCTGACTAGGATGCCGCCGTTGCCACAGAGCGGCCCGCTGGTGCGATTTCGACGTTTGGTGGCATTCCGGGCCGGGGACCGGAAGATATCGCCCCAGCGTGCCCCGTAGGGCTTGGCGCTGACATCAACGGGGCTACGGCGTACTCGACAAATTGCCAGTAGGCGCTTGCGAGCCCAATCACGTCGCTTGCGCCCCATCCGTTCAGACTGGCCGATATCGCCAGCCGCAGGCATTCCAGCCGCCTCTCCTGCTCGCTCATGTCCGTCTCCGTGACTGTGGCCGAGGCGCAGCATAGCGCCGTGATTCGTGCTGAGCCACAGGTTTTTTATCCATAGCAAAAATTTCTCTTGCGATAAAATTTTACCTCGTGTAAAAATACACCCCATCAACCGATGGGGGCCAGCATGTCCGCCCTGCTCCGAGCCGAGTTTCCCGCAGAACCGCCCCGCGCCGCCACAGAGACGGCCGCTGGCGCGGTTTCGGGGGCCGCCCCTACAGAATACGTCATCGCCGCCTCGGACATCGTAGGCGGCCATCTGTGCGTCTGCGCCGGGGACGCCCTCGGACCCGTCGTCGCCGGCCTCTTCCCGCGCACGCGGCACGGCCGGCGGCTCGCGGAATGCGCCATCCGCAATCTCCGCGTCGCCGCCGAGGCCGAGCGCATCCTCGCGGAATGGCGCGCCGCCGGCTCGCCCCCACCCCGCCGCCCGCCCTCCCGATACGAGCGCATGTACGCCATGGCGCCCGAGGAGCGCAGGGCGTGGGAAGACCAACAGGACTACGACGAATACCGCGCCGAGAAGGGCTCGCCATGAGCGACCTTCCCGCCCGCGTCGAATGCTCGGCCTACCTCGCCACGCTCGAGCGCGCCCGCGCCGAGCTCGAGGAAATGCTCCGCAGCGTCAACGAGGCGATCGAGCGCCTCGAGCGGCACCGGCAGCCGTCATCCGCCGAGCGCGCCGCGCTGCGCAAGTGGTGGCGGGAGTTCAGCAGCCATCCCCCGGACGGCCCGGAGGCGGCATGACGGCCCCGCTATTCACCGGGCGATCCACCGCCGAGCTCGATGCAATGCTGCACCTGATTGAGCGCAGCCCACGCCCCGACGACGGGGACATCGTAGAGGACATTCGGCGGGAGCTGGCTCGGCGCACTGTTCACAAGGGAGAGGAGTGAAGTCATGCACGGAACCATAGAGAACTTGGCGGAGACACTCGGCATTGATCCGGCCAACCTGCCGGCGCCGCAGGGCGAGCGGGTGGAGGACTACGCCCCCGCGGACGACCCGTCGCGCATGGCGCGCACCGCGGAGCTCACCGGCTCGGCCATCCGCGCCGCCTGCGAGGCGGCGGCGAAGAGCGTGCTCGACCTGGCGGCCGATGCCGAGGCCCGCGCCGCAGATATTCGCACGGACGCCGAGCACTTCGCGGCGCAGGTGCGGGACATCGGCAGCTTGCACGCCAAGCGCATCGAGGCGGCGCTCGCCGGCATGCAAGGCACCCTCACGCTCATTGCCGCCGAGCGCGTCCGCGTCGGCGCGCTAGGTAACACCCAGGAGGAGCCGCCGTGCTGACAGCAGCCGCCCTCGCAATGGAGTTGGTGCTCGCGGTGTATGTCGTCGTCGTCGCGCTGGCGGCGGCCAAGGTGGCGTCGTGGTGAGGGAGGATTAAGATGAGTGCCGTGATAGTTGCGCCAGTGGCGGCGATGCCGGTTCCGCAGCCGGCATCGGAGGGAGCCGCGCTCCTCGCGCTGATCGAGCGCGCGGCCCGCGATCCTTCCGTGGACATCGACAAGATGCAGCGGCTCCTCGACATGCGGCACGCAATGGCGCAGCGGGAGGCCGAGCAGGCGTTCTGGACGGCCATGAGCGCGGCGCAGCAGGAGATGCGCCAGGTATCGGCGGACGCCTCCAACCCTTCGACGCGGAGCCGGTATGCCTCCTATGCCGCACTCGATCGCGCGCTGCGGCCGATCTACACCAGACACGGCTTCGCCCTGTCGTTCGACACCGAGGACAGCCCGAAGCCGGATCATGTCCGCGTCGTCTGCGACGTGGCCTGCGCCGGGTATGTGCGCCGCTACCATCGGGACATCCCGGCGGACGGTGCGGGAGCCAAGGGCGGCGCAGTGATGACGCGCACGCACGCGGCCGGCTCGGCCGATACCTATGGCCGGCGCTACATCCTGCTTGGCATCTTCAATATTGCGGTGAGCCAACGGGACGATGACGACGGCAACGCAGCCAGCGGCCACCGCGGCGGCGAGATGTTGAACGACAAGCAGATCGCCAACATCCAGCAGCTCGTCATCGCCAGCGGAACGAAAATTGATCTGTTCCTGCGGTGGCTCGGGGTGGAGAGCGTGGCGGACATTCCGGCCAGCCGATACGCCGAGGCCGTGCATAAGCTGCAACTGAAGAAGAAGGCGCACACGCCATGAAGCAGGGAACGCCGGAATGGTTTGCGGCGCGGCTCGGAAAAGTTACCTCGTCGCGCATTGCCGATGTGGTGGCCAGGACGAAAACCGGATGGGGCGCGAGCCGCGCAAACTACATGGCGCAGCTGGTGGCCGAGAGGCTCACCAGCGTTCCCGGCGACACCTACACCAACGCCGCGATGCAATGGGGCACCGACACCGAGCCGCAGGCCCGCGCCGCCTATGCCTTCGAGGCCAACCATGACGTTGAGGAGGTCGGCTTTGTCCGCCACCCGTCTATCGCCATGAGCGGTAGTAGTCCCGATGGGCTGATCGGTGCGAACGGTGTGCTCGAAATTAAATGCCCGAATACGGCCACCCACATCGCCACCCTGCTCGGTGACAGCGTGGACGGAAAATACATCTGCCAGATGCAATGGCAGATGGCCTGCACCGAGCGGGAATGGTGCGACTTCGTGTCGTTCGATCCGCGCATGCCCGAGCACATGCGCCTGTTCGTGCAGCGGGTGCAGCGCGACGACAAGCAGATCGCGGAGCTGGAGGCGGCGGTGCGCGAGTTCCTGGCCGAGCTGGACGACAAGGTGGAGCGGCTGCGCAAGCTCTATCCCGACATGGTGGCGGCGGCATGAACGCGCCGATCATCTACGAATGGACGGGCGAAACGTTCAAACCGCTGCCGCATTACGCCAAGCGGTGCGATGCCGAGCTTGTCGTCGGCGAGCGGTATCGGCTCGAGGCCGTGGCCGAGCGTTCGCGCGTCTCGCACAATCACCAATTCGCCGCGATAGACGAAGCGTGGCACCAGCTGCCCGAGCACTTGCTCGCCGCCTATCCCTCGCCCGAGCATCTGCGCAAGCACGCCCTGATCCGCGCCGGCTATTGCCTGATGCAGCACCATGCCTGCGCGACACGGGCCGAGGCGCTGCGCACCGCCGAGCTGGTGCGGGCGCGCGAGCCGTATTCCATCGTGGAGAGCCGCGGCAACGTGGTGACGATCTACACCGCCCGCTCACAGTCTCGCAGGGCGATGCCGTCACGCAAGGAATTCGAGGACAGCAAGCAGAAGGCACTCGCCTGGGTGGCAAACCTGATCGGCGTCACGCTGCAGGAGCTGCGCGACAACGCGGGGCGGGCTGCATGAGACACGACAGAGCTCAGCCGCTCGATGAGGTGGATGACATTGCCATGGGTGACGAGAGAATCGTGTGCGGCGCCCGCTGCAACTGGTGGGATTCGATCGACAAGGTTGCGCATTCTGGACTGCTGCCGACATGCCCACACTGCGGCAGCGTGTTGTTCGAATACCCCAGCGAGCGCGCGTGGTTCGCTTTGGTCGATCAGTACGCGGAGAAAACAAACAATCCACGGTATCGCGCGGAGATCGAGTGGGCGCGCGGGAGGTGTTTTAGGTCCTACGCCGATCTGCGCACGGCATATGAAGCCGCGGTAGGCGCCGCATGAGAACCCCCGTCCTCCCCCTCATCGGCCTCTGCATCATGCTCGCGGTGGCGACGATCATGGGACTGATCGCGCTGGTGCAGGATCTGATGCGATGATGGGCTGGCAGCCGATCGACACCGCGCCGCGCCACGCGCACATCCTGGTCGCGGTGGCTTGTCATGGGCACTACCAGCGCCAGGGGCAGATTCGCGGTTATCTGTTGTTTGTCGCCTCATGGGCGTGCGGCCACGACGGCGAGGGCTTCTGGCTCACCGACGCCGGCAGGAAGGAGCCGGCATTCTGGATGCCGCTTCCTACGCCACCGGAGGGCGACGATGCCGCGTGACGATGGTTTTTTCTTCTGATGCCAACAGCGGAGACTGACGATGTACAGACAAGGTGACGTTTTGGTTCTGCCGATCAAGGAACTGCCGCTCTCTCTCAAGCCGGTCGCGCGAGAGAACGGCCGTGTCGTGCTGGCTCACGGCGAGGCAACGGGCCACGCCCACGCCATCAAAGACAAGCGGGCCGCGCTGTTCCGCGATCCGAATCTGGCCGCGATGTTCCTGAGCATATCCGGCGATGGCCCGGTTGCGCTTGAGCACGACGAGCATGACAGTATCCACATCCCGCCGGGGAACTACGAGGTACGGCGTCAGCGGGAATACACACCGGCAGAAATTCGACAGGTTGCAGACTAATGCCGCCCGAAGGTGCGCGGCGCAGATGCGGCTATTCGCCAGATCGGTACAAACGCAAGGACTGACGCGGAAATGCCCGCCAAGATCACCAAGCTCACCCCATCGCAAATTGCCCGCTTCGGCGAATGGGCGCAGAAATGGATCGAGGTCGGCCTCTCTACGGAGCCGGCCGATTTCGACCGCGCCACAGCAGCGGCGCTGCGCGGTTATCAGCTCGCCAACCTAAAGCGGCCGATGGTGGTCTTGCGCTTGGGTAGCCCATTTGCGGCGACGATTGGTGGCGCCGCGGCATGGGGCCTGCTCCACACGCTGCGACAGCGTGGGTCGCAGGTCTGGTCGCAGGTCAGGTCGCAGGTCGAGTCGCAGGTCGAGTCGCAGGTCAGGTCGCAGGTCAGGTCGCAGGTCAGGTCGCAGGTCGAGTCGGCCTTATGCAACTCATATCACGGAGCGTTTTTAGCATCATGGGGCGCCTACGTCTCCTTCCTGCGCGATGTGGCGGGATGGCGCGATCCTATCCTGAGTCGCTTTGAGACCGACGAAGATCTGATCCGCTCCTGCGGATGGGTGTGGTGGCACGAAAACGTGCTGGCCATTTCTGACCGCCCGGCCGCTATCAATCGCGATTCTGAGGGCCGGCTGCATTGCGAGTCAGGGCCGTCCATAGCCTACCGCGATGGCTGGTCGCTATGGCATGTGCACGGCGTTCTCGTGCCGCAGCACGTCATTGAGCGGCCCGATGAGATTTCCGTTGCCGGCATCGACGGCGAGCCAAACGCCGAGGTCCGCCGCGTGATGATCGAGCGATACAAGCGCGGTCAGACGCCGAGCGGCGCGGCGGCATGGATGCTCGATGCCGGCGGCCAGCGTATCGACCATGACGAGCGGTTCGGTACGCTCTGGCGCCGCACCGTGCCAGACGACGAGCCGATTGTGCTGCTCGAGGTCATCAACTCGACGCGCGAGCCGACGGGCGAGTTCCTGCGCTACTGGATTCGCGTGCCGCCGCAGATGACGACGGCGCATGAGGCGGTTGCCTGGACCTTCGACCAGTCGGCGGCAGATTACGCGCCGGTGATCGAGACATGAGAGTCCAGGGATCCCGACGATGCCGAGTGAGCGAGGAATGAACCTCAGCCCGGACGATGAGAAGTTGGGGCCGGTGTGCGCGCAATGCGGAGCAGGTGATGAGGAATTGTGTTTTGAGGGGCGCTGGCTGTGTTTCGCGTGCTGGCTGGACATCAACGATGATGCGACGGTTAGCAGGCCCGACGATGCCGCGTGAGGTGGCACAGTGGCGTGGCGCCAGCGATGACGCCCGTGTGCCGCCGCGGGTGAGGCTACGAGTATGGGATCGCTGCGGCGGGATATGCGCCATCTGCACGCGCATCATCCCCGCTGGCGAGCCATGGGAGTGCGATCACATCGTCGCGCTCGCAAACGGCGGCGAGCACGCGGAGGGCAATATGCAGGTGCTCTGCGGCTGGTGCCACAAGGACAAGACGCGCGCCGACGTGAAAGAGAAGTCCCGCACCTACAAGCGCCGCGCCTCGCACGCCGGTATCAAGCGGCGGCGGCGTGCATCATTCGCCACCAACAAGGATGGCACCCATAAGCGCCGCATGGACGGCACAGTGGAGCGGAGATGACCGTCCACACCCCCGCCCGCCTCGCCCGCGAGTGGCAATGATGAGCCGCCGCCCCGCCGTCGTCACTCAGGCCGATGTCGCCCGCACCATCCGGGCGGCGAAGCAGGCCGGCGCGGCGGAGGTCGAGGTCTGCATCGAGGCCGGGCAGGCGCGGATCATCATCCGCATGGCGCCATCCACAGGCCGCGACAATGGGCTTGAAAGCCCGAGGGAGATTGTCCTGTGATGGAGGCCATGCCGCGCCCCAGGCCGCCATATCTGCACCGGGAGAAAACCCGGCACGGGCGTATGGTGTGGTATGTGCGGCGGCGGGACAGGCGCATCCGCATCCGGGCCGAGTACGGCACGCCGGAGTTCGATGCAGAGTATCGTGCGGCGGTGAGCGGTGTCGCGCCAGGAGCGGCACTCCCCGCCGCGCCACATACGCTCTCCTGGCTCATCGAGCGATACCGCGAGACAGCGGCATGGGCCGCGCTCTCGCCCGCCACCAGGCGGCAGCGGGAAAACATCTTCCGGCAGGTGGCGGCCTCGGCAGGGCGGGAGCCGTTCGCCAGCATCACCAGCGACACGATCGCCGCGGGCCGCGATAGGCGTGCTCGGACGCCATACCAGGCGCGGCACTTCCTCGACGCGATGCGCGGGCTTTTCCGCTGGGCGGTATCGACACGGTTGGTGAGGATCGATCCGTGCCTCGGCGTCACCAACCCTGCGCGTGGCAAGAGCGATGGATTCCGCGCTTGGACCGAGGACGATGTTGCCGCCTATGAGCGCCGCTGGCCGGTCGGAACGCGACAGCGTGTGTGGCTGGACGTGCTACTCTACACCGGGCTGCGCCGCGGCGACGCGGTGCGTTTCGGCCGCCAGCATGTGCGCAACGGGGTGGGCTCGATCCGCACCGAGAAAAGCAAACATCAGCTCGAGGTCGCGCTGCCGATCCTGCCGGCGCTACAGCGCACGCTCGACGCCGGGCCGTGTGGTGATCTGGCCTTCATCTGCGGTGCCCGCGGCGAGCCGCTCACGAAGGAGAGCTTCGGCAATCTGTTCAGGATAGCTTGCAAAGCCGCTGGGCTCGACAAGTCCGCGCATGGTGTGCGCAAGGCCGCCGCGACGCGCGCAGCGAATGCCGGGGCAACTGTGGCCCAACTGGAAGCTATTTTCGGTTGGGTCGGCGGACAGATGGCATCGCACTACACGCGCAGCGCCGACAGGCGACGGTTGGCGAAAGAGGCGATGCACAAGCTCGCGAACGAAAGCGGAAACTCTATGCCCGCACCTGATGGGGCGATGCCCGCACCTGAAAAAATAGGCAGGAAACTCAAATGAATACGAGCCGCAAAAACGATAGTGGTGGGCCCGGCAGATGTCGAATAATCGAGGCCGATGATAACGTTGCGTCAAGGTGCGGGCAGGAACGCCCATTTGAGGCGGAAATGGAAATTTCCCGCCACGTCGCACCTATTCCTCCTCCCCCTGCGCCCTGAGGCCCATCAGGCCGGCGAGGACTCACCTCAGCCGTATCAAGTCCGCCAGCCACAGCATCGCCGTCCCCACAGCCCCGCCAACGGCGAGCCACAGCGCCCGCAGCGTCCACAGCACCCCTGCCCCCTGGTCGCGGGTGCCCTCGAGGGCATCCACGCGCATTGCCACCGCCGCCACCCGCTCCTCGAGCCGCGCCTCGAGCGAGACCAGCTTGGCATCAACGTGCTTGCTCAGCTCGTCCAGGCGTTGATCAAGCGCCGACTGAAGTACGTTGAGCTTGTCACATATTCGCTCCCGGCCTCGTGCGGCGGAGACACGATCCTCGATAAGTGTCTGCACCTGTCCTTGCAGGGCACCAATATGCTGTGCCAGAATTTGACACGGACGGTCAGACTCCCCCTTCACGATGCTTCATCCGGCTTGGGCACCACATGCGCGCGGGAATACTTCATATGCCGGTACAGGCTCTCGTGCAAGCGCATGAGCAGCGTAACGCGGGCCTCGTAGCTGAGACTATACACCTCGCTCTCGCCGGCGCGTGTCACCACCAGCTCGCAGGTGTGGTCATCGGGCACGCGGATGGCGACTATGGTTTGCCCGCGCATATTCGTTTCCACGTCGCATTGTGAAGGTTGACGGCCTCTTTCGTGAGCCGCGTGTCCTTGGAGCTCCACGTTATCGGCCGTGCGATCTGGCAATAGGTGGACGCGGGCGGGCGCATCTGCTCGACGTGCTGGCAGCCGGCGAGGAGCATCGCGGCTGCGATGAGCGCGAGTAGCCTAGGCATTGCGATTGGCTTGCGGTCGAAAAACCTACTCATGGCGCCTGAACTCCTGGTCGAAAGCCGCATCGGTGTCGTCCTTGCGGTGCCCGGCCTCGGCCTCGAGCCGCGCGGCGTCCGCCATCGCCAGCTCCTTGTGCGCCTCGATGAGTGCCTCCTTGATCGCCTGCTCACGCCCGATCGCCCGCTGCTCGCGCTCCGCAACCTTGGCGGCGAGGAAGTTCACCAGCCGCATGATGTGCGGGAGCGCCTTGAGCAGCGCGACGGCGATCGTGAGCCACACGGATGCGGCCCGTCAGGTCTGCACCGGCGGCTGCGGCTTGATCATGCCGGCGAGCCCGTCGCGAACGGCGTTGACCACCAGCTTGAGCGTCGCGAGCATCGAGACGATCATCGCCGCGGTCTCGGCCGAGAACAGCACCGTCCAGTCGAAGGCCACCATGGCCGCGACGACGGCGATCAACACGTTTGCGATGTTGTGAAAAAGGTTCGTTGACATGTTGGTTTTTCCCTTTGGTTTACTATCATTCCCGAATGGGAACGAAAGTTAAGCTCGTCTGCGAAGCTTGCGGTGGCGGCTACGAGCGGACACCTTCCACGGCTTGGTACTCTCGGTTTTGCTCCTGGCCTTGTAAGAACAAGATCTGCAGCGAAGAGCGGAGACGACCGCTCGAGGAGCGGTTTTGGGAAAAGGTCCACAGAGGCGGACCAGATGACTGCTGGCCGTGGAGTGGAGCGTCCACAAGGGGCGGCTACGGTGCCATCAATGTAAATGGCAAGGTTCTCCGCGCACCGCGCGTAGCATACGAGTTGGCGCATGGTTCCATTCCGGCGCATCTGCACGTCAGACACGCGTGCGATAACCCGCCGTGCGTGAACCCATCTCACCTCTCTCTTGGCAAGCCGGCCGACAATACCGCTGATAAGGTAGCCCGTGGCCGTGCCGCGCGGAACACAAAGCTATCAGACGCACAAGTGCAACGTATCCGTGAGGCGAGAGCGCCGCTTATTGACCTTGCTGCACGCTACAATGTGAGCGTTGGACTGATCAGCCTCATCCGCGGCAAGGCCGGGCACCGCGTCAAGCACCCCGTCACCATGTCCGTCCGCAGGGAACGCGCGCTCGCGAAGCGAAAGAGCAGGCCATCTCCTACATCTCCCGCACGAGCTTGATGCTCGGGTCGAGGTTCGCCAGGTCTCGGATGACGGCGGCGACGCCGAGCTGCTTGTCCCACGTCGTCGCGGAGAACTTGCCGTCTGCGATGTACTTGCCGGGGCGCTGCACGGAGGTGCCGCCCCACAGATACGGCGATGGCAGGCCGCGGTTGTGGTAGCCCCAGCCGTTGTACTGCTCCGCATAGTACAAGACTTTCTCGAGCCGCCAGTCCTTGATCCGGCTGAGCCGTTTTAGCGTCACGAGTGCGTCGTAGGCGCCCTCACGCCAGGTCTTGAACGGCCCGCGGCCGCGCGGCACATGCGTCGAGCGCCGGTTGAGCGGATCGCCCTGTGCGAGCTGCGTGCGGAAGTTGAGCGAGCTTTCCCGCAGATGCAGCACGCCCACCATCCACCACGGCACGCCGGTGTCCTGCTCAACCTCGAGATAGCTCGCCTTGTTGGCGAGTATCTTGAGAGCCGCGGCGCGTGTCGTCGCCGGCCGTGTCAGCAGCATGGCGTCCCACTGGCGCGCATAGGTCGGCCACTTGTGGCGATAGGTCGGCGCTGCCATGTCAGCTCTCCCGGTCGCGAGCCGCCTGCGCCTCGGCCCGCTGCCGCTCGCGCTCGGCGGCGCGCAGCACCACCTCCGAGACGGCGCGCAGCACGGCGTCCGATATCCAGAAGCCGTAGCCGGAGAGGTTGGCGTACTGCCGCGCGGCCACCATGGCGGCCTGAAGCTCTTGCTCTGTCATGTCAGCACGCCAGGACGCCGAGGCGGATGGCGCCATCCGCGTCGAGCCACGTCATGTTGTGGCTGATGCGCGGCTCGATCCAGTTCCGTACTCGCGTCGGATAGCGGTCGAGCATGTACCGCGTGCCCCATGGCGAGCCGAGCTTCCAACCGAACAGCGACACATAGAATGCACGGTGGAAGCCTAGGCGCCCTGTCGGCGTGATGCACGTCCTGTTGTCAGACTGTGCGCCAGGTGCAGGCATTTCGAATGCGAGGCGCATTGTGCAGGCACTGGCACACAGTCCATCGATCCGATGCCTGTGGCCGTCCTGCCACTCGTTGTAATACTGCGTGTAAAGCGCAACGACGTTGCCGCCCGGGTCGCTCTGCACCACGATATCGCCGGCGACGACGCCATAAAGCAAAACGGCGCCAGCAATGCCGGCGCCGATGCCCGCTGCGGGCTTCAGGACCCTGCTCATGGAACGCCCCCCATCATCCGCAACGCCGGTTGGAAGGCGAGCATCAAGGTGAAGCCGATCCAGAACGGCAGAAGCAGGAGGATGAGTCTCATTGATCCGGCTCCACGGTCAGTCGCAGTCCGAGCGTGCGGCACCAGCGTTCCAGCTTGATGAGGGTCGGGCAGCCGCCGTCCTCGTACTGCGCGACCGTCCACGGGCTCATGCCGGTGGCGTCGGCGATGTCGCGGATGGTGCGGCGCTTGGCGAGGCGGCGATGCCGCAGCGCCTCCATGATCGGATGCGCAGCGCTCACATCAGTGGTCCCGGCGCGTAGCAGTAGATCAGCGGCCTGCCGCCGCCGTCCCATCGCCACCACAGCACCGGCGCGCCGTTGCGGTTCGGTTCGCGGATCACGACATCCGCAGGCACCGGGGTCCATTGCGCGATCGGGCATTTTCCCTCGGCGCAGCGGGTCCAGTAGATGCCCTCTCGGATCTGCTCCTCGGCATAGGTGCCGTCGCTCTCGTCGCAGCAGGACATCCCGGTTTTCGGCGAACGCTGCGAGCGGAACCATTGCCGGGTGGCGAGGTCGATATGGTCATACTGGCCGGGATACAGCTCGCGTGCCGGCAGCGGCGGCGCGAGCGTGGCCAGGGCGCCGATGCCGATCAAAGCCAGCGCAAGCGCCGCTCTCATGCGCCCTCCTCGCCGGCATCGTCCGGGGCCTGGGGCAGCATCACCGCGGAGGCGAGGTATTGCACCGCCTGCATCAGTTGTCCGATCACCTTGTCGGCGTCTCCCGTTGATGATGCGATGTAGAGCTCGCCGCGGCGGTCGCGCCCGACCACGACGATTCCGCTGACGCCCTCGGCGATGGCGCCTGCGAGCACATCATGGTCGGGCCGCGCCCCGCCGAGGTCGCGCCGCTCCACCCACGGCAGCAGCAGGATGTCTGCGCTCATGGCGGCGGTGTCAGGTCTTGATGATGTAGTTGAGGATGATGGTCGGCTGCACGTTGTTGTGGGCGGCGTCGTCGCCGGTGCTCGCGGTGGTGAAGGTGTGGGTGTGCGCACCGTTGGATGAAGTGGAGGTGCTGCCGGCGGACGTGGCTTGGTTGGCAGGCGCGGTGCCGAAGTTCTGGTTGACGTTGAGGTTATAGGCGATGGTGTGCGTATGCGCCCCGTCGCTCGCCGTGGTGCCGGTGTGGGTGTGGGCGGCGAGCTGCGCCTCGGTGAGCGTGTGCGTCTCCGCGCCGCCGGTGGCGCCGAGCGTGTCGCCGTTGAGGCCGCCCGTCTGGTCGGTGAGGCGGTTGGCAGAGGAACCGCCCATGTCGTCCTGGCCGGCAACGACGCGCCCGCGCAAGTCCGGTATGTTGAATGTGGTGGAGCCGTCGCCCGTGCCGTAGGTGGTGCTGGTGACGGCGAACAGCGTGGCATAGGTGGTGCGCGACACCGCCTGGCCGTAGCAGAGCAGCCAGCCAGATGGCGCGGTCGTGCCAGCATAGGGCACCACCATGCCCGCCGGCAGATAGGTGGCCGCGTCATAGGCGCAATGGAGCAGAAACTCGTTGTTGGCGTTGGAATAGGTGACGGTATAGACGGAGCCAGCCACCAGCGCGCCGGTCGGCACCGCAACGCCGGTGGAATAGTGGATGTCCTTGGCCGCGAGGCCGTCCACCGCCAGCGTCGGATCGGCCCCGGAGGTGACGTTCACCTTGAACGTGAGCTTCACACCATCGAGCGCGGCGAGCGAGGCAAAGCCCTGGTAGGTGGTGAGGGTATAGGCGGTGGCGGTGCCGCCGGTGGTGAGCGCGCCTGCGGTGTCGTCGCGGTACATGGCGACGGAGGCCATCTGCGCCCGCGCCGAGTTGTTCACCGTGGAGGGGGCCTGCCCTTCCGCCCAGTTCACGTTCGCGTCGGCATTGGAGTTGGAGGCCGCGACGCGGCTCCAAGAGGTGACGCCAGTGGCCATGATGCTGTCCCGTGAAAATGCAACGGCCCCCGTTGCGGGGGCCGTGTGGAGGCGGTAGCCTGCCCTTATGGGCTGGCACCTGCTTCAAGCCGCGATATTGCTCGCCGTGGTGTTCTCGAACATCCACTGGCAATGGACGCCGAACGGCTACCTGGCCGGCATCCTCGGCGTGGTTGCCGCTTGGCTCGTCACCGCCGCGCTATCGGGGTTGCTGTCCCTCAAGCAGAAGGCGCGGCGAGTTCAGGATCGCCTGTAGCTGCGCATTGCGCGATGGGTTGAGCGCCGCGAGCGGAGAAGCCATGACCTGGTTCTTCAGATAGGCTTGCATCACCGGCGACATGAGCAGCCGGCCGAACATGCCAGGCCCCGCCGCCGCCGCGAGGGCCGCCGCTGCGCTGGTTTCAGGCGATGCACCAGAGGCCATCGCGCCGCCTCCCGCAAACATGGCCGGGAGCCCCGCGCTGATGGCATTCAACCGTTGTGCCGTGCCGCTGTTCGGGAGGGGCGTCAGCACCTCATTGGCGGAGCGCACGAGGTCGGCAAATTCGCCGCGACCCCTTGTGTAGTCTCTGCGGTTTTGCCCGGTTACGCCCATGCGCATCTGCGCTGGCGACAATAAGCCAGCGGCCGCATTCTCGCCCGCCGCACCAGCCGCGCGGTCAACTACCAAAAGGTTGCGGTATTGACGGCGTGCCTTGCGGATATCGTCAACGAGGTCTTTGCGGCCCGCGACCGAGGCGCTGCGCTCGAAGGCATCATCCAGTGCCTCGCGCATTCCACCGATCACCTCCGACAGTCTCGGGTCGGCCTTGGCTTTGCGCTCGAGAGCCGATAATTGCGAGCGCCAGGCATTGTAAACGGTGCCGTCCATAATGCCGTTTTGGCTCTTGGCGACATCATTGAAGTCCTGCACGAACTGCCCGACGATAGGTGCTTGTTGGCTCGGCGCCGTCAGCGAGGCATACTCGTTGACGACATTGCTGACATCGCGGCCGAACTGCGGATCGAGCTTGACTTGCGAGCCAACCCCGACAGTCTCGAATTGGTTCCCGATGCGCGTGAAGGCGCGATCGATCACATCCGGCGTTGCCCGTGTTGCATTCTCCCCGACACGCCGCAGAACGGCCTGGGTGAATTGCTCCGCGACACGCTCTTGCGCAGCACTTGCCTTGCCGCCTGAGAACGGTGCATCCCCGATGGTGCTCTCGGAATAGCGCAGCGACTTGCGGCCCGACACCTCGCCGGCGGTTGGCTCAATTCCCTCACGCCGCAGAACGCTGACGGCGCGCTGTCGAGTGGGAGAGATCGGCATCGGGCTCATGGCGCGGCCGAGCATGGATGGCGTCAGGCCGCCGGCCACGGCACCAGCAGCACGCGCGTATGGCTCGAGGTCCGATCCCTTGCTTGCGATCCCTGCCAGCTCGGATACCGCACCGGGAATTGCCGCCTGCGTCACCAAGCGCGTGCCGAGGCCGGCTTGCCCGAGCGGGATGGCGGCGGCCGGGAGAAATTCCGTCATCGTCCGCGCAAAGCCGCCCTCTATGGTTTTCGGTTGTGGCCACGGCCCGGTGACGCGCTCCATTGCCTTCTTGATCTCTGCCGACGTGGGCATGTCGAAGCGGGTGGCCTCGATAGACCGCACGTTCTCCGGCAACGGCATCGGCTTGCCAAACTGAGAGACGCCGAGCTTTACCAGCTCGCGCAGATCGCCAGGCATGCCGGCGACGCCAGCGATGCCTTGCCCGAGCCCCGTTGCGATGCCAGTGCCAACATCTGTAGCGCGTTCCAACGCGGTGAGGCTGGGTGCCTGCTCGCTCTTGGCTCCGAGCAGTTGCGAAAGTGCGAGGTCGGCAGCCGTTGCGTCCGCCGCTTCTACCTCAAACCGTCTTCCGTCTTTCGTCTCTATCTCGAACCGAGGCATCAGCGCACCTCACGGATGCGAGAGCCGCCGGGCATCGTTTGCCACCCCACGCCAGTTGCGGGTTGTTCACCGCCGACACCCGCTTTCTTTCTTGCATTCTCGACACCGATGCGGATGGCCTCCTTGATATCTCGGAGTGCCGCTTGGAAGTCCTCCTCGCTCTTGATGCGGCCGAGGCGAGCAAATGCCTGCTCTGCCTTTTTGCCTTCTGCCTCAGAAATTGCACCGCCGCCACGCAGAGACTTATAAGCCTGAAGAAATGCACCGCCCTGCAATTCATTAACCCGCTCTATGAAATCGGCCTGCTTGCCGCCCATTGCCGGCACTCGCCCAGCGAGAGGCCCAAGCGACCATTGGCGGCCAGGATGTGAGGCAAGCTCGTCGATGCGGCCCATCATGCGCTCGGCGGTGGAGACAGCGTTCGGCAACTCCATCTGCGCCTCGCCCTGGCCCTTGCCGACCGCCTTCTGGCGCTCGCCTTCCTGCACCTGCTTCGGGATGACTTGGATAGGCTGTCGCGTGATCGGGTCCACCAGCACGGTTCCAACAGCCGTCTCAATCTCTAGCGGCTTGTTCGAGATGGTGACGCCATCCGGCAATTTCGTCTGTGCAGCCGTGCCCGACTTGCCGAGCTGCATCACAACCGGGTTGCCCGCTTTGTCCACACCGTAGAGCGGTTGCAAGCCGTACTCGCCGCCACCGGCGCGTTTGTTGGCAATCCAGTCCGCCAGCGTGCCGGTGAAACCCTGCCGCTTGGCATATTCATATTCGAGGATGTCGGAAGGTGGCTGTTGGCGGTTCAATCTGGCAACGCCTACCTTGGCCGCGTCTGAAAGACCGCGGCCGATGCCGCCTTGCAATGCGCCGCCGGCAAATGCGAGGAGCTGGTCTGAATTGTCGCCAAGGCCGCGCAGCACCCTATCGGCAACGCCGCCGAACCCAGCGAACGGGTTGCCGCTCGGCATGTTCATGGCACCGAGGCCGGGAACGGGCAGGCCGCCGAGCGCAGACGGCATGGCGCCGCCGCTCGGTAGCGGCGCGGCTGTAGGCTCGGCTGCAGGTACTGGCCGCGGCTGCGGCCAAGGGACGTTCGGTTGCGCTGCAGGTGGGGCCGCCTGCGGCGCGAAACTGAGCAGCCCTGCCACCGGGTTGAATGCTCCGCCGTAGGCATCGAACGTGCCGCTGTTCACGGCATCGGCAACAGGCTCCCACATGAAGGGAAACAGCCCGCCGCCGAGGTTGTCCAAGAGGCCCATCTATTTGCCTCCACCATAGAACTTGCCGGCAGTCCCGGCTGCCATCGCGGCATAGCCGAGCATCTTGTCCAGCGTCGGCACGTCCGTCTCTTTCGTCGCCGTCCCCGTCGTGGTGCCGAACGCCTGCCCCACGGGCAGCACCAGGCCGAGCTGTGCCGCGAGCGTCTGCAGCGGAATGCCCCGCCGCTGCGCCTCCACCGAGAGCATCTGGTTGAACGGGTCGTTGGCGAAGCCCTGCGCAGCCGTCGCCGCGCCGAGCCCTTGGAGCTGGTTGCCGAACCGCGTCTGGTCGAGCCCCGAGAGCAGCCCCGCCGTCTGCCCGCCCGCCCCGTACATGCCGCTGATGGCGTCGAGCTGACGGCCGCGCTCGGTGTTGTAGATGCCCGCCGCCGTGGGCGCCAAGCCCTCGGCAATGGAGCGCCCGAGCACGCCGCCGTAGCTTCCCGCTCCTGCCGGGTCGCGCCCGGCCCCGGCATACATGGCGTTCACCGCGCCTTGGGTGCGTTTGGTGATGTCGTCGGCAAGCTGCGAATAGAACGGGTTGCTGCTCGGGTCGAGAAACTGCCCGCCCGCGGTCGGCGCCAGTTGCGAGCGGTAATTCTGATATGCCTCGTTCACCATGCCGGTGCGATCGGGTCCGCCGCCAAAGAGGCTTTGCGCCAGCCCCGTCGCCGCGCCGCCGAACTGGTTGAGAAACCCGGCATTGCCGAGCAGCCCCGACAAGGCGCTGTTCTCGGTGCCGGTGAGGCTCGGGTTGATGCCGCCGACGTTCTTGAGCAGCCCCTGCAGGATGCCCGCGGACGGCCCCCAGGGCGTCGTCTGCGAGGTCTGCTGCGTGGTTTCTACCGTGTTCTCGCCGCTCATGTGAGCGCCCTTTCCATGATGATGCCGCGCTGCCGCCAGGAAGGAGGCATCGCCCGCAGCCAGCCCTTGCGGCCCATGAGGAGCACCGCCTCACATCCCTCGGCGCGGGCGAAGTCCTCGATGCCGCTCACCAGATGCACCCATTGCCGATGCTGCCGGCCGCCGAGCGTGGAGATGAAGCACACCTTGCGCTCGTTGAGCTTGTGCAACTCGGTGGTGAGCGCGGCGAATATCTCCTCGCCGTCCGATACCAGCCAGAGCAGCGCCGTGCCGCGCTCGAGCGAGCGCAGCGTGCCGCCGAAGTCGTGCAGGCCGCGGGCGCACGCCGCCTTTATCAGCGGCTCGACATGCGGCCAGAAGTCCCGCACCTGCGCCGGATCGACGCAGAGAAGGTGCGCGGTCACGGCAGCAGCACCGCCACCAGCGCCTTCAACTCCTCCGGCGCTTGCGCCTGCTCTATGCGCGGGTCGGAGGTGATATCACGCAACATTTGTCGTTGCGCCTCGATATCGTCCTGCAGCGGAAGATTGCGGTGCGCCTTCGACATTTCCACATCGAGCGCCGCAAGCCGTGGCGCCCGCAACTGTCGCAGATGCCCGCGAAGAATATCGCGCGCCTTTGACATGCCAACGACGAGCTTACCGCTGCCATAGTCCACCCATGCGCCGCGGAAAAACCTGTCGAAAGGCACATCCCCGAGCGATATTTCCCGAACCGAGGCGATTTCGGCCCGCCTGATTGGCGCCCATTTTGCGAGGCATTCCTGCGGCGTCGCATCGCCAACGGTCTGCATGACTTCCACCTCGCCGTCGTGTCGAGCGAGGGCGTAATACCGGACGGCAGCCATGTCACTGATCGCCAAAGCCTGCAAAAAACCAGTCGGTCGGATCCTCATTGGTGCCGGCGTTATGAAACCGCAGCTCGATGGCGCCGGCCGTTTGCGTCGATTGCGAGATGTGCCCGCCCGTGTCGCTTGCCGCATTCACACCAGATGCACCCATAAGGGCGCACCAATTCGCACTCGAAAAGTCCGTCTCGATGGTCACTGTGAGCCGCCCTGGCGCGGTATCGGTGATCGAGTTGATGTTATAATTCACTCCGAGCGTTGGCGTCCCGCCGCTTACAGCGGCTTTGAGCCAACACTTCGCGACGCCAGGATGGTAGTGCTGCCGCCCCGGCGTGGTGTAAACAGTCGTGCTCGACGCCGCTTCCTCCTCGGCCTGCGTCGCCGCCGATATGTCCCCTGTATTGGTGCCGGATATCGTGGCGTCACCGCTCATCGTCAACGTGCGATCGGCGTCACCCGTTGCGATGGTCAACGTGCGGTCGGAGGTGAGGTTCGAGCCTCCGATAATGCCGAGCGTGTGCGAGTCGTCCGTGTCCTTGATCTTGATGCCGGACGAATTGATGAACGTCTGCGCCTCCGACCATGCATTGGCGGCGTTGAGCAACGGCAGCGCGTCGCCGCTGGTGCCGGTATTCTTCACCGCCGCCGTGCCGAGGCCGAGGTTGGTGCGCGAGGTGCCGGCGTCAGCCACGTCGGAAAGGTTGTTGGCCGCCTGCAGCGCCGCGCTGTCCTGCGCGATGGTCTTCTCGATCACCGCCCGCAAGGCGGCGTTGATCTTCGTCTGATCTTTCTCCGCAGTCGAGATGGTGAGAACATTGCTCACCGCTTGCCCTCCGGCGCCAGCACCGGCTCGATGCCGGCGGCATAGGTCCACATGGCAGCGGCCGGAATGCGCAGCCGCCCGCGCGCCAGCCTGGTGGACACGTTGGCCGGCACCACACCGAGCGCGTTCACCGCCTGCTCGGTGGAATAGCTCACCGTCTCCTGCAGCGTCTCGCGCTTGCCCACCGAGCCATAGCAGGAGGCGGCATCCGTCACCGGGCGGAAGCCGCGCACCCGGAAGCGCCGGTCGCCGCCGTGCTCCGAGGTGTCGATGGTGGCCTCGAGGGTGGAGCCGGAATAGAAGCCGACGACATGCGAGGTATTCACCGCCGACAGCTTGGCCAGCGCCGCCGTCGAGATGTCATCGAAAGAGGCCGACAGCGAGTCGATGGAGCTCGACACGCTGTCCATCGACTCGAGCGTGATGCCGGGCGCGGCCAGCGAGGCGATGTACTCGCCATCGGTGACGATGAGCGAGGCGCGGTCGATGCCGTAGTCGTAGCACAGGAGCCGGTTGAATTGCCCCGCCATCGAGCCGGAGGCGGTCTTGAAGGCCCAATAGACGCGGGTGCCCTCCGGGTCGGCGGCACCGATGACGAGCTGCAGGTTCGAGCTGTCGTATAGCTCGAAGAATGTCCGGTCGAACCGCTCCTTGCCGATCGGCGTCGGGTAGCCGGTGCCGGCGATGGTATAGAAACCCTGTGCGGCGAGGAAAAAGATGCGATCCCCGGAGCGGATGATGGAGTACGGCGCCAGCAGGCCCTTGTCCTCGGTGATGCGCTCGATCTGAAAGACGACGGTGGAGCCCGGCGAATAGATCATTCTCCGCATCGTCGTCTCCTGGAATATCACCCCGTACTCGCCGCCGGCCACCCCGCGCACGATGCCGCCATCGGGCAAGTCCTGGAAGTCCGAGGAGTCGGTGCCGGCCGTCCAGCCCACCGCCGAGCCCAGCGCCGACCATTGCACCCGGTAGGGCGTGGAGGTGAGCCCCGAGAGCACCACGAAACGCCCCACGATGGAGACGTATGACGCCTGCGGCGGCGAGCCGGCGAGGTCGGCAAAGGCCGAGGACGAGCCCAGCGTGAACGCCTGCGGCGCGACGTTCGGCTGCACCGCGATGACGATGGAGCCGAATTGCGCGAATTGCCAGTGCGCCGATGACGGCAGAGCCGCGTATGATGTGCTACCCTTGCTGATGTCCTCCCAAGTGAAATCCGTATTGCTCATTTTATAGAGGCGCGTCGACGTGCCGGCAAATATCGTCACGGTGCCATCGGTGTTGCGCGCGTAAAAGTAGCCGCGGCAGACCGCGCTTACGGTGTAGGATCCAGTTGGCGGCGTGAATGTCGTCGTCCAGCGGGCAATGCCCACAGACAGGCGGAACTCGTCGATCCAGCCGTTCCACTCCTGCCCGACATTCGAGCCACCTCGCCCGACGACCAGCGGCTCGGAGCTGTCGTTGACAGCGCCGGAGAACGCAACGTCGCCGCCCTCCTGCGTGCCGTTGACGAACAGTCGCAGCACATTGTCTGTCCGCACCACCGCGATGTGATACCACGCGCCAGCCACGATATCCGTCGTGCTGGTCACGGAGGCTGGTGTCGTGCCGGATACCAGGTAGAACACCAATTTGTTCGTAGCGCTGCGCTCCATCAACCAAGCAGTGTCGCTATTAGCGATCCCAGCCGCATCCATTTGTCCGGCAAAAAATATCTGCGATCCGTCCACATTAGGCCGCAGCCACAAGTCGATCGTGAACGCTCCCGACCCGAGCGTGAAATCCGCATGGTCCGGCGTCGATATGTAATCGCCCGTGCCGTCGAACAGGCCGGAGGCACCGTCGAATTTGCTCTGCGCCGTGTCGATCTGCGCGTCGCCGGCGGCGGTCCATGTATGCGCCGAGCCGCCGGCATTCGTGTCGGTGAACGTGGTGGCAGCATCCGTGCCGTTCATCTGCAGCAGTACTGTGGTATAGCTGTCGTTGCCGGCGGGGATGGCTGCAGACATGGCGTTGAAGCCGTTGAACGGCCCATAGCCGTCGCCGCGCGGGAGCACGTTCTGGATGAGCAGCGAGCCGTCCGTCTTGTACGAGGTGATGTCCGGCGCCCATTGCGGAAAGGCGAGCAGCGCGGCCATCAGGGTGTCGGCCCCATGATGCGGATCGGGCCGAGCCCCTGGCTTTTCCGCGACAGCCGCTCCACCTCGTCGAATATCTCGTCCCGGCGCGCCTTCCACAGCGTCGCCCGCTCGTCGTTCACGTCGAACATGCACGCCTCGGTGAGCGTGCCGAACAGGTAGAGGTCGGGATGTGCGGTGAGCAGCCAGTTGGTAGGAGCCGCGTCGGAGAGCGACGACACCTTCTGGTAGTAGTCCAGCTCGAGGTCGGTGTCGTCCGTTGGCCTGATCCTGATCGTCGAGCCCTCGATGGTGTAGACGATGGGCGTGCCGGCCGGCGAGGTGGGATAGGCCGCCTGCAGATACGATGGCTGCACATATTCCAATTCGACGCGGCTCGAGCCGGTCCATGTCAGCCGCCGCAGCGCTAGGTAGTCGGTCGGCAGCGTGGCCGCGCCCGAGGACGGCGTCAGCGCGGTGGATGTCTCCATCTGCCGCACCCGCAGCCGCCTGTTGGCGCACGCCTCGAACATGGCGATGAACTCCGGCGTGCGCGCCTGGAACAGCGTATGCTGCAGCCAGTTGTCCACCGCGCCCTGCAGCTCGGTATAGGTGCCGATGGCCATTACAGGTCCGTCCTCAGGAACAGCCAGTCGTGGTCGCGGAGCTTGCGCTCGACCAACCGCATGAACTCGTCATCCATCCAGCGCATGTTCACGTTGCCGCGTGCCCATTCGTCCGTGAGCCACTGATACAGCACATTGTTCGGCACCGAGGCGACGTGGCGTCCCCAGTCCGACCTCTGCCGCACGCCGGCGAGCGCCTTGTTGCGCTCGATGATGTCCTCCACGTCCTGATAGGTGTGGACGGTGAGGGTGTCCCGCTCCACCTTCAGGCGCGTCTCGACATCGGACATCAGCCGGATATCTCCGTCACCCAGAGCGTGCCGTCGGCCGCCGTGATGCCGCCTGCGGTGGAGGCGCGGAGCGCCGCCACCTTCTGCCCCGGCGTCACCGTGACGTATTCGACGGTGAGCGCCGGCAGCAGCGGGTGGGTCGTGGCCGCAGTCGGCGAGGCGGCGAAGGTGTAATGGCAGGCCGTGTTCGCCACGATGCGCACCTGGTGTGTCCCGGCGGCGAAGGCCGTGGACGAGGCGGCAGAGGCGGCCGTCGCCCCCACGGCGTGCGTCGTGCCGTTCCTGGCCGAGTTCTGGAAGATGCCCATGTCAGAACTCCCGCACCACGAAAGTGACGGTGCATCTCGACGTATTGGTGCTGCCGCCGTTGGTGGTGGCCGAGAGATACTGCCCGGCCGCCACCACGTTGGCCGCGGTGGGCACGTCGGAGGCGACGGCGCCGGCCGCCAGGCCCACGTCGATGGAGACGCCGGTGATGGCGGTGCCGCTGATGCCGGCCGTCACCAACGAGGTGCCCGTCACCGTGGCGTGGATGGCGGTGAAAACGTTTATGACCTTGCCGCGCGCCACCACCGGCACATAGGCCGTCGAGCTCGTGCTCACGTCGTCAATCTCGCACTGGTAGATGCGATCGGTATAATTGAGCTTGGTGTGGAGAGCCATGTTGCGATCCTCAGTTTGCCTCGCGGACGACGAAAACTGCGGTGAGCCGTGCTGGCGTGTCGTCCGGGCCGCCGTCGCTCGTCAGTTGCAGGGTATCGCCGACGTTCACATCGTTGAGCCGGGATGGCCGGCACGAGTCCACGTTGCCCGCGGCCGAGCTGGCGGCCGTCACCGTGATGGTGGCGTCGGCGCTGCCGTCCGTATGCGTGAACGTGGCGCCGGTGCCGGCGCAGGAGGCAATGGGCACCACCGAGGCCGTGGTGGGCGGCAGCCGGAAGTAGTCGCCCTCGCTCGCCATCGTGACGGTCGCGACGCCGGTGCCGTCGAGGGTGGCCACCGTGACGATGGCCGGCGTACCGTCGCCGCCGACGATCTGCATCCGGTCGCCCACGGCGTAGCCCGAGCCGGCCGCCGCCACCGCAGCAGCGGTGATCTTCTGCCCGCCCGCGGCCATCGCCGTGCCGTTGATCTTCGGCGTCAGCACCGCATCGGTCGTGGCGACCGCGCCGTGCAGCACGGTATAGACCGCCACCACCCGGCCGCGCCCGCCGCAGGCGACGTAGGCCGTCTGCGCGAGCGTCACGTCGTCCATCTCCACCATGTAGTAGCGGTGGAAGTCAGGAGCCGTCACAGGAAGCGCCATATCAGCTTTCCTTTTCGAGAAAGTCGATCATCCGGGCCGTGTAGGTCTTCGATCCGACATGGCCCAGGCGGATGGTCGGGTCGATCATGATCTCGTATCCGAGCGCGCGAATGTCGGCGCAGAGCGCCACGTCCTCGCCGCGAAACACCCCGTCGATGCTGTCGCAGCGGAAGATGTGCGGCATCGGGTCCGGCACCTTGGCGAAGGTGAGCATCGGCGCCTTCGCCGCCAGCTTCTCGATGATGTGCCGCTGCATGCAGACGAAGCCGAGCCCGAGGCCATGCACGGCAAAGCAGCCGTTCGAGTCGGCGGGAAAGCGCCCCTCGTCGAAGTTGAAGCCGATGAGCGGCGGATCCTCCTTGTACGGATAGAGCGCACCGATCACGTCGTACTGCGTGGACAGCGCCAGCAGGCGAAAGAAGCTGTCCGCCTCCCATTTGATGTCCGAGTCGATCCAGAATATGCGGTTGCACTCGCCCTGCAGGAAGTCATGCGCGCATTTGGTGCGCGCCACCTCCACCAGCGATGAGCCGATCTGCAGGTGTGTCACATATTTGATATTGCTCGCCTGCAGCTGCGTCGCCGTGGCGAGTAGTGAGATGACTGTATCCGCGGGGATGTCCCGATGCACCGGCATCGCGATCATTACCGAAAGGCCGCTGATGTCTATCTCCCGCGTCATGCCTTCTGCAGCATTAGCGCCAAGTGATGCCCCTCCTGCTCCTGCAGAAAGATGATGTTGAAATTCTTCTTCCAACACCACCGATAATCGGTCATCGCCGTGCCGCGCGCGAGGTTGTACCGGTAGAACTCTTGGCTGAGGAATCCGAAATGGTTGCGCTGCAGAAACCGGGTATGGCCGGGGTCCGCGAACCTGTCCTCGCCGATGGGCACGATGATGCCGAACACGCCGCCCGGCTTGAGAACGCGCCAATATTCGGAGAATTCCTCGAACCAGCCGCGCCAGTCGCCTTGCCGCCCGATATGCTCGAGCACGTCGTAGGCGGCCAGCTCGTCGAAGTGCTCGTCGGGAAAGGGGAGCGGACGGTTCTCCAGGTCCCAGATAACGTCCGCTCCGCAGTCGGTCCCCATGTCGAGCGTGACAAGGGGTTGCACCCACTCGGGGCCTTTCTCGGCCAGCCAGACTTTTTTTTCCCGGCTGTGGCCGGCCCCGAGCAGGAGTGACGGCAAGACTTACGACACCGTTGCGTCGAACGGCGTCGTTTCCGAGCCGGTCGGGGCGGTGAAGCCCTTCACCAGCCAGACGCCGGCTATGATGTCGGTCAGCTCGTAGGTGTCACCGACAACGCCGCCTTTGGTGGTGCCGTTCATCTCGATGGAGTCCGAGGCCGCGGCCGCGATGAACGCCTCGGCGTTGTCAGATGTCGTCGTTGCCGCCCAGATGACGCCCTTCATCACGTCGGTGGTGTTGGCGACCTTGATGGTGCTCTCGGTCCCCGTTGCCGCCACCGCCATGAAGAAACGATAGGTGGCGCCGGTGCCGGAGGCGGCCGGCAGCGTCACCACGATGGGCGCCGTGGTGGCAATGCGAATGACGCGGCCACCGTGCTGCGTCATCGTCACCGAGAGCGTGGTCGCCGTGGTGCTCACGACGCCGACGCCGCCCGCGGCGTATTCCTTGATGTCGAGCCCCGACGCGCTTTTGGTCGTGCCCGCCGAGGTATCGTAGATCAGGAACCGATCGGTATCGGAGATCGGGTCGGTGATGTCGGCTTCTGAATGGAAGGTATAGATCGTGCCCATGGGGCATTCTCCTTTCAAAGAAGAAGGGCGGCCGAAGCCGCCCTCAAGGGGTTTGCTCTATGGGCTCGCTTACGACGTGGTGAGGTCGAAAACGCCGCCGCTCGACTTCTCGTTGCGGGCCACGAGGCAATACTCCGACAAGATCTGCCTGCGCTCGCTGTCGCCGGTCTTGGCCAGCTCCACGGACACCATGCGGCGTCCCTTGAGGTAGGCGACCGCCCACATGTCCATCTGCAGCACCAGGCAGTCGCGCGTCCGCATGAAGCGGTTGGCGACAACCTTGAGCGTGCCGAAGTCGGACTCGTAGAAGTCCACCGAGGCGACGATGCGCTTGCCGCGGGTGTCCTCGGTCGGCGTTGCCCGGCCAGTGAAGGTCGAGAACTGCTGCTTGTTGAAGCCGCCGACCATGATGGTGTCGGGCTTGCCGCCCGATGTCCAGCACAGTTGCAGCACGTTCTTGAGCTGCGACTCCGCAAACGCGCGCTGCGTGCCGTCGTTGCGGGCGTCGGTGCCGTCGATGGGAGACGGGCTCGAGCCGCCGGAGTCGAAGTCGTCGTTGGTGGCGATCCACGAGAGGATCGAGGCCAACGTGCGCGCCGTGGTGGAATTGCCGGTGTTCTTCGCCTGCGCGGTGCCGACAAGGATGGACTCCATGTCGCGCTTGAGCTCGAGGCCCTTCAGCATCTCCTGATAGGCGAGCTCGTCGTCGCGGCCGGCGTGCTCGACGGCCTGCTGCGTGCCCGACACGCGCGCCACCTTGTCGGAGATCTGGCAGATGTTGCCGAGGCGGACGGTGACGGTGGTGGCGTCGGTGGTGGCGTCGTCGCCTTCGAGCACCGCGTTCGACGTATCGACCGCGGCGAGCGCCTGCGTCTGCCATTCGTGGTTGACGGCGGTTGCGGTTTCCCGCTCCGCGCCGGAGATGAAGGGCGTGTCCGCCGGGTCGATCCGGTAGATCACGTCGGAGAGGTCCTCGCGGTTGCCGATGGCGGCATACGTCGCGAGGGTATTGGTGGGGAGAGCCATTGCCCTGGTCCTTTCCTAGCGGCCGGCGCGGCGCGTGGCGACCAGCCTGGCCGCCGCCCGCAGCGCGTTGATGCCGCTCGAGCGTCCGATCTGCTTTTCGAGGTTTTGCAACTCTTGCTGCCGCGCGGCGTCCTTGCCTTGCGACACGCCGGGCCGCTGCACCGGCGGAACGGGTTTCTTGACAGCCTCACGAGCCTTGGCCTGCGCCTCGCGCCACCGGACGGCATCGACGATGAGCGATTGCACGCGCGCATCCCGCAGGGAGAAGTCCCCGCGCGTCTGCCACGCCTTCGCCAACTCCTCGTCCTTGAAGCCGGTGTCCTTCAGCAAGGCCAGCGCCGCGGATTGCAGCTTCGGCGCCTTGTCCGGGTCCGCCATGTCGGGGACGCGCTCCGCGAGGAGGCGGTCCTGCTCCCTGGCGAACGCGGCGAACTGCTGCTGCTGCTCCTGTGCCGCGCGCATCTGCGCCGACGCCATCTCCTGCTGGACGGCCTGGAGCTTCTTCTGCGCCAAGTCCCATTGGAGATAGCGGGGCCAGTCCTCGCGGGCCAGGCGCTCCACGTCCGCAACAGATTGCACATCGGCGAACTCGCCGGCCTGTTGCGCGTGCAGCGTCTGCAGCAACTGCGGCAGCGCCGCCTCGTACTGCTGTCGTACCTGCTCCGCTCTCTGCCGCTCGGCCTCGATGGCCTTGCGCGCTTCTGCGGCCTCGTTCTGACCGCGGCGCAGCTCCCGCTCGCGCTCCTGTTCGCGCTCCGCAAGATATTCCTGCGTCTCGCGAGGCAAGGTTTGCCAGCGTTCGCGTGCCTCCTTGGTCCATGACCTCGGCGGCTCGATGGTCGGCTCCGGTGGAGTCGGGTCGGCCTCCTGCGTCTCGCCGGGAGCCTCCGCTTCGGGAGGGGCGGCGTCGTCCGCTTGCGCGGTCGATTCCTCTGGCTCGGGCTCCGGCGCTGCCATCGGGGCGCGCTCGGGAGCCTCTTGCTGTTGCTGCTTCGGCTTGCGCAGGCTGGCGAGCAGCCGCGCGGCCTGCGTGGTGGACAGTTTCTCCGGCGTGTCGCTCGGCGCCGTGACGGCAACGGTCGGCGCTTCCGGCGCGCTCTCGGCGCCCGGCTGGCTCATGTCGGTCATGTCGTCCTCTGGTCTATGCCGCGCGCTTGCCGCGGCTGGTCAGCTCGTCGAGCTGGCGTTGCGCCAGCTTGCCATCGGCCATCACTACGCCGAGATGATCGCGCACCTTGCCGAGCACGTTGACGGCCATCCAGATGCGCTCACGGCCGGCGGTGTCGGATGCGGCCCAGGTTTTCCAGGCGGCGATGTAGTCGGCCTCGAGGCGGGCGAAGGCCTCTTTCAGCAGCTCGTCCTCGATGAGCAGCTTGGCGCGGGCGCCGCGGGAGATGGCGGTGTGCAGCTTGTCGTCGCTCATGCGTCCAGAAGCAGCATTACCGCTTCCTCCTCGTCCTGCTCATCGAATGCCCCTGCCTCTGCCAGCGCCGCCATGCGTGATGCCTGTGCCAGCGTGTTGGCACGGCCTTGGGCCGCCGCGATGGCATCCAGCGCCGCCATTGCCGCGCGCACTTGGGCGGCGGCGGCGTCCCGTGCATTCTCCTGCTGCCGCGCAACGGAGCGGGCGAGGGCGGCGGCGCGGGCCGCCTCCTCTAGCTCTTGCTGCCGCTTGCGGCGCTGCGCCTCCTGCGCGCGCCGGGCCGCCTCGCGCTCCTCCTCGAGCGCCTGCTGTATGGAGCGCCACTGTCCCCGAGAGAACGTGCCGCCGACGATGGCGCCACCGCCGGTGTCCGCCCCGGCAGGCGTCGTTATGCCCCTATCGAGCCTGGCCTCAAAGCCGGTGAGCGTGTAGGCGCCTGCATCCGCCGTGACAGTCCAGGCGTGCAGCAGCGAGGCGGCGGTGCCGGTGAGCGCGTATGCGCCGCTGCCGGCAGTAAGAGCCCACCCATGAAGCAGCGAGGCGGCGGTGCCAGTGATGGCATAGCTGCCTGCGTCGGCTGTGAGAAGCAGCCCCCTGTTGAGTGCTGCGTCCGCCCCTGTGATGGCATAGGAGCCAGCGCCTGCGGCGAGCGTCCAGTTATGGAGCAGCGCGGCATCGCTGCCCGTAAGCGTGTAAGAGCCTTCCCCGGCGACGACAATCCGCCGATACACCAGAGCCGCATCTGCGCCGCTGATCGCGTAGGAGCCGACACCTGCTGCCAGGCTTCGCTTGACCAGCAGACTGGCTGCTGCACCGCTGATTGCATAACTGCCGGCATCGGCGGAAAGAGTAAACGCGCCCGTCGGCTGGCCCGGTACGCCAACAAGCGGGCCAGATACGAGCGGGCCGAAGCCGAGCATCGAGCTAATGCCTTAAGCGCGAACCACTACGTCGCGCTCTGCCAGCGCCGCATCACGCTCTACTATCGCCCTGTCGCGCTCCACGATTGCTTGATCGCGATCCGCGATCGCTTGATTGCGCTCGGTGAAAGCCTCGGTGTAATGCGCCTTGGCCGTGTCTCGCTCAACAGCTATACGGTCGCGGTCGATCAGGGCATCGCGTTTGGCAGCCAGCGCCGCATCGCGCTCGGCCTCAGCCGTCGTGGCGCGGGCCTCGGCCTTGGCAGCGGCGTCGAGCGCGGCGATCTGCGCCGCACTCAAGATGTCCGCGACCGGAAAGCCCGGCTCGCCTTCCTTGAGCGCGACCGGCTCCAGCTTCTCCGGGTACGCCTTCACCGCACCCTCGTCATCGGTCACGACAGTGGCCCATTGCACATGCGCGCCGGATAGCGTGCCGTCCGCGCGCCAGCGCACGAGCAGCTCGTAGGGTTGCCGCGTCGCTTGCATTATTTGTTCCTCATCATCGTCGTCACGACACGACCGCCCCATCAGGGAAGCGCCAGTTGGTGCCGTCAGAGACGGCGAGTCGCTTGTTAGCTGTGCCGTCTGAAACGTAGATCATTCTCGCCGCAGTCGCCGCCGATGGCAGCGTGCCCACGGTGTAGCTGCGGAGCCCCAGATGGCCGCTGTCGTCAGCGACCACGACGCTGGACGCCCCGATGATGCTGTCGTCGAATGTATAGCCCGATGTCGCTCCGGCGAACGCCAGCGTGTTCGCGGAGTGCGTGATCGTCGCGTCGCCGTTGAAGTCGATGACGCCGCCCGAGGCGAGATACAGATCTGAGAATCGGTTGCTCGCTCCTCCCAGCGCCATCCCGTCGTTGGCGGCCGGGATCAGCGATCCACCGTGGACGCGCAGCAGCTCGGTGAACGCACCGCCGACCGCTGCGTAGAACTCGAATCCCCCGTCCTCTGAGCCGTTGGTCGGGTCGAGGATTTTGCCGTACAAGACGCAATAGGTTGTAAGGTTCGCCGCGGAGTCGTTGCCGTTAAAGTTGAATCCGGCGATATAATCGCCCGCAGCAGGGCTCGCGGAATTTTTGAACGATGTCCAATTCATCCCCGAGGCAGAATCGTCGTTCCACGTTATTTGAAGGGTGTTGACGCTCGAAGCGCCGATGAAGTCGCCCGCGTCGGTGCCGGTGAGACTGACGCCTCCACTACCCCAGACGATAGACTGGCCGTCGTCTAACAACCAAGATGCGCCGGGGGTGCGCACCAGCGTCGCGCCGGTGATATCGAGGGTGTTCGCAGCCGCGTGCGCGATCGTCACGTCGCCGTTGAAGTCGATGACGGCGCCATCGGCAAGAAACAAATCTGAGAATCGGCTGCTCGCCCCGCCGAGCGCCAGACCATCGCTCGTGAAGGGCGCCAGCCCAGCCCCATTCAACTGCAACTCGTTCGCGAACGAGCCGTTGGTGATCACGCCGACGATCAGCGTGCCGTCTTCGGTGGCATTGGTGACATCGGTGGCCTCCCAGGTCAGCCGCACGAACTCGGTCTGCACCCCTCCCGAATCCGACAGCCGCAGCGAGATGTACGCCTCGTCACCGTCAGTTGGCGAGGCGCGGTCGCCCTGGAAAATCGCCGCGAGCACGCTGGCGTTGTTGTTGGAGTTGGTGACGTCAAGCGGGGCCGTGGTGGCGGCGGTGCCCAGTGAGACACCAGCGCCGGCCAGCGTCGGCGCCGCCGCAAACACCAGCGGGCCGCCCGTCCCGGTCTCGTCTGAGATCACACCCGCAAGCTGGGCGCTCGTGGTCGCCGCGAACTGGCTGAGCGGATCAGCGGTGTTGGCTATGTCCTGCGCCCGCGCGGTGACATACACCTGCGCCGAGCCGGACAAATTGAGCAGCGCCCCCGTGGACGACTGCCCCAGGGTGCGCGAGAGCGTAGTGCCCGCCGCCGTATAGGTGCCGGTGCCGTCCTCCCATGCACCGTTGACGTCGAGGATCAGATAGGAAACCGTTTCGCCGTTCTGCACGCCCGCATCGGCAAACGTCTGCATCGAGCAGAGGTTCGGCGCGGTGCCCGCCGCCAACGCGGAGCCGAGCGTGACGGTGCCGGTGCCTGTGGTGGCGCAGGCCACGCCGGCGCGATTGTACAGCTTTGCCATTTACGATGCGTTCCACACCGGCCGCGGCACGTCGTCAACGCACCCGAGCAGCCAGCGCACATGCTTGCGCCCGCAGGCGCAGTAGAAGATGTAGATGTCCGGCGCCTCCTCCTCGGGGTGAGACTTGCGCGCCTCGACCTCGTGGTTCTCCGGGTGCCGGCAGCAACTCGCGAGGAGCTGGTTCTGCTCGAGGTTCTTCTCGTAGTATTTCGGCGGGATGAAGCCTTCCGGGAAGTCGCTAACCTTCACCCGCGGGCAGGCCGGCACCTGCGTCTCCGGCAACACCGTGCCCTTCGTGATACGCCCATGACGCGCAGCAATAGGGCCGAGCGCCTTGAACTTCTCATTCTTGGAGAGCGGTGCCCGCTGCACGGACTTGAGAGAATGCGGCTTCATGCAACCGGCTCGGCCTTGCGGTAATATTGCGTGTTGCGTCCGGTCCTCTTCCGCCATTCACGCATGTAACAGGTGTTGCATAACATCGCGCCCTGGCGCGGCTTATCTGGATGACAAACGGCCATTAGCCTCGTGCCGCGAGGAGCGCGAGGTGCTGCGGCTGAAAAGACGCCTCGCCTTCTAACAAACCACCAAACCACGCAATGTCTAGTGGTGTGCGCATCGGATTACAAAGCATGTGTGCTATGCTACAGTACAAAGGCTCGCGCCGAAGTCCAATGTAAACGTTTCTGAAGCCGCCACCGTGAACGTCGCCCCGTAGTCGTAGCTATTCATCAGAATGTCGGTGGTGCTGGTGTCGTCGTGGATCGACACATAGCGGCCGGTGGTGCTGTTGCCGAGGTTGCCGCCGGCTGCGGTCCACACCACATCCGTTGCCACCATCGTCACGGTACCGCCGGAGCGCGTGGCGTCGTTCTGGATGTCCTCGCCTCCGGTGGTGTAGCCGTTGGAGCCGGCGATCTGCGTCAGATCGGCCAGCTCGTCGTCGCTTGCCACATCCGGCGCATCGGTGTGGATCGCCGCCTTGAATGTGTCGGTGGTGCCGAACAGGTCCACCTCCTCGTTCACCAGCGCCTCGACGAAGTGCTCGTATTTCGTGAACGTTGCCATCGCCTCTAGTCCATCGGCTCGGTGTGGGAAACGCGCCCGCGCTCGTCACGCACCACGCGCATTCCGCGCGGCCGCGGCGGTGCCATCATCTGCGACAACAAGGCCATCATCTCGGCGCTCGGCGCCTGCGGCTCCGGCACCTCTTGCCCCTCGCCGCCTTCGCCTTGCGGCCTCGGCTGCGGGCGGGTGACGTGCTTCATGGCCAGCTCGGCCATGCGCAGGCGATGCTCCTCGAGCTTCATCTGATGCTGCGCCTGCAGCATCCGCTCCTCCAGCGCCGCCTTGCGGTCATCGCGCGCCACCTCGGCGGCAACCTTCGCCTTCTGCGTCTCGATGTCGGCCTGCGCCTGCAGCTTCTCGATCTCGGCCTTCATCTGCAGCTCGGCCATCTTCGGGTCTTGCGGCGGCTGGATCGGTGCCGAGGAGGGGTCGCCCTGGTCCGGCGGCCGGCCGGGCGGGGTGAAGAACGTATCCGGATCCTTGTACCCGGCGAGCTTGGAGAGCTCCTTGGCCGAGTTGTACAGGTTCTTCGGGCTCACCATGCCCGCCGCAATGGCCTTCTCCTGCGCGGCGATGATGAGTTGCAACTGCACGAGCTGCTCCGACTTGCCGCCGGTGCCGAGCCCGACGTTGATGGTCATGTCGTCGCGGCGCTTCCAGGCGCGCGGGTCCACACTCACCCATTGGTTGCGCAGCCGCACCGTCTGCGCCTGGCTCGAGTTCTTGCGGATGGTGCCGTGCAGCAGGGCAAACATGTCCTTGATGCCGGTTTCGGCGAAAATGCGGGCGATGAGCTTGATGCGCGCCTGCGCGGCGGTGAACAGCTGGTTGGCCGCCGTCGCCGTCTGGTTCTGCAGCGCGTCGGCGTCGAGCCCCTGGCCCTGCCGCGTCACGCCCGTGCGCCATTCCCGCGTCGCGTCCATGTATTGAATGGCCGGATACACATGGCCGCCGATGTCGGGAATGGTCTGCCACACCACCGCCGTCGCCGTCTTGGCGCGGATCGGTGCCCCGTGGCGCGAGATGAGCAGGTCATCGAGCGTGCTCTCGTTCGACTCGTTCTCGGCCACCAGCGGCCTCGGGTTGTTCGCCCGGTAGACGTGATCGAGCATCCCGCGCAGCAGCGCCGTCTTGATGCGCTGGATGTCCATCACCAGGTCCGCGATCGAGCGGCCGAAGAAGCGATGCGTGACGATGACCGGCGTCATGGCGGCGAACGGCATGGCGTCCACCTCCTCCACGTCCGGCTTGCCGTCGCGTGTGAGGATGAGGCTTTCATCGCCGCCGGTGGTGACGCGATAGAGGCGATCCGTCCCGTCGCCCTCGTAGTCCATGCGGATATAATGCTCAGTCACCTTCACCTGGCGCGCGGCGCGGTTCATGCCGTCGTCGCCGCCGCCGGAGTCGTCCTCCTCCACCGTGTCGCGGGCCTGCGACTCGATGGTGTCGTTGAGCGTGTAGGACGGGATGCTCTGCACCGACTTGGCGTCGTAGCCCTGGCCGATGAGCTCGGCCTCGGAGCGCAATGTCTCGTGAAAGCAATAGCTCGCGTCGCGGATGCACTTGGCATGGCGGGAGATGCCGAACTCCTCCGGCGGCACCGCCTCCACTTTGGCGCATTGATAGCTGCGCCGGGTGACGACCGTGACATCGTGCCATTGCGGCGACGGCGGCGCGACGCCCTCGGGCAGCGCACTAGGTGCCAGCATAGCCCGGAGCGTCCTTTACGGTGTGCTCGATAATCTCCACCTCGCCGTCGTTCACCAGCATCATGAATTGCGCATCGTCGAGGTCGTAGTACGTCTCCCGCTCCTCCTCCTCCTTGTCCTCCCACCACACCTTGACGATGCCCACCTTCGACAACAGCGCGTCCTTGATGAAGGTGTACAACGTGAGAAAGCCAGGGTTCTTCTGCATGAAGACGTGGTTCACATAGTCCGTCTCCTGCTCGGCGGCGGCCACGTCCTCGGGCCCCACCGGCTCGAAGCGCACCACCTCGTCCCCGGCCGTGAATATCTCCATCAGCGTCGGCATCAGCCCCTCGATGGTGTCCGAGACATCGGACGACACCGCCGCGCTGCGCCCCTCGGCCGCCGGCATGTCGGCCGTCATGTCGCCCAGGTAGTAGTCGAGCGCCTTGGCGCGTTCCTCGGACAGCTTCGAGGATGTCTCGCCCGCGAGCGCGCCGGCCTTGGCGGCGCCAAGGAGCGCCTTGAGCTCGCTCATGCTCATCGGCATCAGCGGCGGCCCTTCCGCGCCTTCGGCGGCGTGCGCCTGGCCGGCAGCTTCCGCCCTTTCGAGGCGCTATCCCACTCGGCCACCTTGGCCGGGCCGCCGAGCGCCTTGGTGCCTGCCGCGGTGTGCGCCCATTTGCGCTGCGCGTCCGACTTGTATGGCATCAGGCAAACCCTCCGGGGTTCCATTCCAGGCGCCGGTTGAAGCCCTTGCGCATCACCGTGCTGTCGATCGTCATCGCGAGGTACCTCATGGCGTCTGCCCCATGCGACGCCCAGTCATGCACCGGGCGCGGACGCAGCGCCTGCAGCTTGTCGTCGTACTCGGCGCGATAGAGTTTCAGCGCCTCGAGGCCGCGGGCGCATCGCGTGGCGTCGAACCAGCATTTCGGCAACAGCACCCGCACCGCGTTGATGCCGTCCTCCACCCGATGCAGCGGCGCCACAGTGAGGTTGCGCAGGCCGAGGCTTTCCAGCACCTCGAGGCGCGACTTGCCGGTGCCCAGCTCCTTGGCCTGCGCGTCGTGCGGCACGATGTGCCCGGCATAGACGTGGTTCCTATCGAGCACCTGGCGCACATAATGGCCGAGGTCGGCGCCCGACGCCTCGTAGTAGTCGATGAGCCGTATCTCGCGGCCCACCACCTGCGCCCACCAGATCGCGGTGGCGTCGCGGATGCCCAAATCCCAGGCCGTCCACACCTGCGCCGCCGGCTCCACCGGCACGCCGCAAATGCGTTTCTCGGCCTCGGCGGCGTTGATCAGCTTGCCGTAGTAGGAGCCGACGATGGCGGCGTCGAAGCTGCACTCGAACTCCTGCGCGTACTGGTCCTCGGACAGATCGCGCTTGGCCCGCGCCAGCTCGGCCGCCGGGATGAGGCCTGTCTCGCTCGCCTTGAGCATCAGCGAGAACCATTCGTCGTCCTCTTGCGAGCGCTTCCACATTTCCCAGAAGGCATTGCGGCCCCGCGGCGTGCCGATGAACACCGCAGTTCCGTTGCGATCCGCTAGTGCAGGACGGAGGATCTCTCCCCACACGCGCGGGTCGAAGTCGGCGAATTCGTCGAGAACCACGCCATCAAGGTAGATGCCTCGCAGGGCGTCAGCGTTATCAGCTCCGTATAGACGCACTTGTCCTCCATTACGCAGGTCACAACGGAGCTCACTCTCATGTACCGTAGCGCCCCACGCGCAAAGAGGTGCGATAGCCGCGCGCAGATAATCCCAGGCCACAGTCTTGGACTGCTTGAGGTAAGGCGAAATGTACGCAAATCTTGGACGAGTACGTTCACAGCGGAGCGCCCCGTCGAGCAGGTCGTGGATGCATGCGACAGTTTTCCCCGCTCGCCGATGGGCCACGATGCAGGCGAAACGCTGCGTGCGCTTGTGGAACGGAACGAATTGCGGCCTGGCGATGTAATCGAGGCGCAGCCCGCCGTCAGGTATCGCCAGCACGCGGCACGCCAGTGATGATGAGCCGCACCGGCTCGTGCTCGTCGTCGCCGATGACGGCCTGCGCCACCTTGCCGTCGAGGCGATCGGCAATCTCGCGGATGGCGGTGACATCGCCGGTTTCGGCCTGCGCGATGAGGGCCAGAGCGATCCGGTCCAGTTTCTTTGGGTTGTCGCCCGCCGCATCAAGGGCGCGCGTCAGCGCGGCGCGGAACGGCTTGTGCTTGTTCACGGCGCCGAGCGGGCGAGGCATACTTTACCCCTCACGAAATTGTCGCGTCTTAGGAATTTTTTCACACAATGGGGCGCGCATCATTGCCCGAGCAGGCCGATCATCTCATCGAACGACTTGAACGGCAGATGCTCCACGTCCTTGCGGTTGAAGAGGTAGGAGGCCCGCTGCAAGTCCTGCCGCGTCTTGAACGGCAGGTCGAAGGACATGGCGATGTCACGGTGCAGCGCCTCATTGGCTGGCCACAGGTACACGTCGCCGGACGGCGCCTTGAGCGCCCGCACGTCGCCGTGTGGTGCATCGGCAAGCGCGGAAAGGATATCGCGGCGCGTCGGGTTGACGGTGATCGGCATGTCGACCACGCTACCATATTCCGTTTTCACAGGCCACTGGAATCGCTCGCGGCGCAGCGAGGAGCCGAGCGCGCCGCGCGGGGTGAGCGGCGAGCCGACCATCAGCATGGCGAGCGGGTTGATGCGCCCCATCGCCTCGGCGCTGCCGGGATCGACGCGGCCTTGGTACACGTCGCGCGGCAGGGTGATGCCCGACCATGCGTCCTGCGCCATGCGCGCAGGCCAGGTTTGCATCAGGTTGGCGAGGATGCCTTCTGCCATTGTGTATCCTTCCGGCAACACTCGCCGTAATGCCGAAGTGCAACGCAAATAGGTGTTGACACCCCGCACGATGTGCGGTACTATGCATCATCGGCTCAGGGAGAGCCGGGCCCGCGCCTCGGGGACCAGGGGCGGAGACAAGACAATGTACCAGGTCACCTACTCGAAGCCAGGTCGTGCAAACACGGACCTCGGCACTTTTGATTCTCTCGAGGATGCCTGCGCCGCGGCGACCCGAGCGGGCGGCATCTATGACGACAACCGCACGGAGGCGATGGAGCAGCGCCGCGCGAAAGACATGTGCTGGTCCGTCCGGGGCAAGGACGAGCACGGCATCTGGATCGAGCGTATCTGATGCTCATCCCCGACCTCTACCCGGACATCGCCCGCGCCCGCGGCGATGTCCCCCCCAGCCTCATCGAGGCTGACGCCAAAGAGTGGATCACGCGAGTGCCCCTGCGCTGGACGCCCGCGTGGATCTACAGCGAGCCTGCCGACGTGCTGACCGTCATCGGTGCCATCGTCCTATCCGCAGCGGTGAGACAGCCGCTCGGCTGGGACGGAGGGTCCCTCCGCGGCCCCGTCGATCCAGTCCGGCTCATTGCTCGCGCCGACCTGGACGCCGCCATGCTCAAGGGTGCCGAGCGCATGCGCGTCATGGTCGACGGCAGACTCGTCCTGTCGATGCCGCCGCCCAGAGCGGCCAAATACTGGGCCGGCCAGATCACGATCGACCGCATCTGGGAAAGTTGTCGGACCGCGCTGCACGCGCTGCTCGACATGGCCGACGATCTTGCGCGCGCCGTCGGTCCCGATATTCCACCGCCGCTCGCCATCGGCATGGATGCGCGCATGGACGAGGCGACGCTCGATGCGCTCGCCGACCATGCCGCCGCGCGCAAGCGCAAGACACCGGACGTGCTCCCGATCAGCGTGACGGGGTACGACGAGACGGTGGTGTCGATCCCCATCCGGGACGGCTTTTCCGTGTCCGCCCACCCCCGCATGGTGATGGGCGGCCAGCGTCCGGCCATCGAGCTCTACGCCCTCATCGGGGCCACTTGGGTGGAGCAGGCGGGACGATGGCTCCGGCCACACTCTCCGGAGATCCCAGCGATCCGTGATGTCGCTCTGCGTGACCGTCTCGACCTCGACCGTCTGGCGCTGCTCGGGCCGTCGCTGCCATGTCGGGGCAGCCTCACCGGCAAGCGCTCCTATCTCACGCGTGCGGCGGCGTGACTGAGCGTGCGCAGTCTCCACCACGTGACCCTCACCACCGGGCACCGGCGCGAGAGCGCCCGTGCCGAGGTGGACGACGCGGTGATCGCCCCGCTGCAGGCGATCATCGAGCACATCGCGTCGGGCACTGTCGCCGAGACGGTGCCCATCCCGGCGATGCCCGGCTACTCCATCGGCGGCCGGGCCTCCGGCCGCTGTCTCGTCGCCACCGTATGGGCGGACGGCCCACCCTCGGAGCTGCTGCTGTCGCTCGGCGTCGCCGGGCACTCCCGCTGCGGCGCCGAGGTCTGGCGGACACTGCACGGCGTCGGCCTGCCGCCGGGGATCCTAATGCCGCCCGCGGACGCGCGCATTGCAGGCAAATACCGGCTCACCAGCGCCGACCATCAGCCGCCGACACCGTGGTGTGCGGTGACACTCACCGCGGAGATAGGACACCACCCCGACGCCATGCTCGCGCTCGGCGACCTCGAGCGCTGCCTCGCCTGGGCATTCCTTGAGATGCGCCATGGCTGACATGACCGCCGCCGAGCTGCGCACCATCCTCTCCCGGCTCGGGCTCACCCAGCCGCAGGCGGCCGAGCTGCTGGGCGTGTCGCTGCGGGCGATCGAGAGCTATCTCGCGAAGCCCGACAGCGCCGGAGCCCGCGTGATACCGGCGCCGACCGCCAAGCTGCTGCGGCTCATCGCCAACGGTCGCGTCAGTTTGCGCCAGGTACGGGCGGCGTAGCTTTTCGTCGGGCGCCCCTCCTATCACAAGAGTGGGCGCCCGCGCTCACAGGCCCGCCGGGGGAGGGAAAGCGGGGCCGGAGCTTGTGTCGGATGATGGGCGAGGCGGCATTCGCCAGCCTGCCTATCTGACAATGGCCCATTATCGGCCTGATTTGTCAATGCCATAATGTAACGCCAATGCCGCCAGTCCACACCTTAGCGCCCGGTACTCGGCCATCCCGGCCAGCGCGAACCCCTCCTCACAGCACGAACGCACCGCCGCCTCTGCCATCATTCCCGCCGCCACCAGGGCGGCATGGGCGGCGAAAAACCGTTCCATCGCGTTCTCGTCCCGGCGCACGCGGGCGCGGCCCTCCTCGCTGTCTGGATCGGCGTCGGATCCCATGGAGCCGCGCTCCAGGGCCGCCGAGCGCACCTCCCGCACCCCGATCGCTCCGCGATAGGCAGCGGCCTCCTGCGCCCATCGCCGGCCGGCGGCGTACATCTCGCCGGTGATGCTGCGCTCGAGGTAGAGGCGGCCGAGCTCACTCGCCCATTCCGGATCGCGCAGGCCGCGAAGGGCGGCATCGCGGAGCCGGCGCACGAGAGCCGGCGGCGTCTCCTGCTCCCGTTGCAGGCGGCCGTTGGGCTCCCGGCTGACATGGTGGCGGCGGCGCTTGGTGGCCATCATTGCATTCCCCTCACCCCGGCCACAGCCGCTGTTTGATGGTCCACTCGCGATCGGCAAGCCATTCCAAGGTCTCGCGAGCGGCCTTGAGCCGCGCCACCTGATATTCGGCCACGGACGCGCGTAGCTTCCCAGCGGCCATGAGCCGCGGATACACCTTGGCCCTGTACGCCAACTCGCGATCCAATTCCTCGATCTGCTGGTTGAGCGTCATCATTCCCACCTCAGCCCGCGCCAGTAGTCGGCCCGCTGCGGCGCGTTCGGGATGGCGTCCCATTGCGCCTGCGTGACGCCGAGCTTCGCCATCACGGTGGCCGGAGTCTCGCCGTGGTAGTGGCGGCGGTCACGGTCGAACGGCATCCCGGCCGCCGCCATCTCACACCGGATGCGCTCCACAACCGCAGCACGATGCTCTGGCGTTTCCGCATTCGCCTCGCGCTCGAGCTGGTCGCGCTCGCAGAGCTGCCGCGCGCTGCGCGCGTCGTAATCCGTCACCCGCCGCAGCCGCGCCACCTCCGGCTCGCACCACGCAACAACCTCGGCGATCGTCGGCAAGAACTTGCAGCTTCGAACCACGCCGCTGCGCACGTCGGCGCACGCCATCGCCACGCTGCGCGGATATTCCGCCAGCACCGACGCCATCGCGCCGACATAGCCCTTGCCAACCCGCTCCGCGTCGGCGTGCGGATAGCAGGCCACCATGCGCCCGACTGCCTCAATGGCTTCGGCCATCGTCAAACGGTCGTCGTATGCCCGCTTGATGCTCGCGCTCGCGCTCGCGCTCGCGCCACTCGTCGGCAAGCTCGAAGGCAAGCTCACTGAGGTGCTTTCGTCGTCCATTGCCGTTGCCCTTTCCGCCGCCCAGACATGCCGAGATGTACGCAACCGGCTCGGCGACGTTGTGCTCGCGGGCGAACTGGATGGCGGCCAGAAGGCCAACCGGATCGTTCTTGGTTTTCAGCCATTGGCCGATCAGGGCGCCAGTGCGCCGCTCGGCGATGCCGAAGCTGACGAGGATGGTTTTGCCAACCCTGAACAGCTTGGCCTTCGGCTCCTCACCGACGACATCGGGAGGCGGTGTTCCGCCACCATCGGTGGCCGAAGCGATAGCTTCGGAATCTTTTCTTTCTTGATAGGTTAAAGGTTGCTTCTGCATTGCTTGAGCATTGCTTGAGCATTGCTTCGGGGGTTCCGTTGTTTTTTCTTGCTTTTTTGCCGTCCCACCCTTTTTTCCAGCCTCCGCCCGGCGTGCGTAATTCTCCTCCGCCGTGCACAACTCAGCGTCGATACGTCCGTGCTTCCACCCGTCATGGAAGAATGCCTGGATCGTCGGCCGCGCTCTGTTCCATGCCCGCCGCGTCATGCGGGCGATGCGTGCAAGCTGGGCGTCGTCATCGGGAAGGCCGCCCATCGTCCAGTAGTGCATGATGAGGAGGAGGTACGCGCCGTGCAGTGCCGCATCGAGGTGGCCCGTGTCCTTCTGATAGTCGCCGATATGCAGCGACATGCGCGGGAATCTCATGACACCACCCCCTCCACGAACAGCGGCTCCGGGCGCTTGGCGAGCTGCGGCGCCTCCATGGCACAGGCCCACAGCCAGATCCCGGCGGCCTCGGCGGCGTTGTGGTCCGGCGCCGGCCAGCCCATGAGCGTGCAGCGGCGCAGGCACTCGCGCTTGGCGACGGCACCGGCGAGATGGCCATGGCCCAAGAAGTATTTGCGCCAGGTGGATATTTGCGCCGGCAGCACGCGGATGCTGCGCGCGCGGGCGAGGCCGGCGAATATGGCGTATAGGCCGCGAGTGAGCGTGGTGGTGTCGTCGTTGCTGGTGCCGATGATGCGCACCGGCGCCTCGACGGCCACCACAACGGGATCAAGCCCCTCGAGGATATTTGCCCAGTAGTACGCCGCCCTCCCGAACAGGTCCTCCACCTTGTCGAGCGGCGAGACGCGGAATTTGCGGCTTTCCAGCCGGGGCGTCTCGCCGACGCGGCCCCAGCAGAGGCCGGTGAGCGTGGCCGGATCCACGCCGATGATGAGAGGCGCGCTCATGCCGCATCCGCTTGTGCTTGCCTCGGTGCGGGACGGCCGCCGGAGGCCCGCCTTGCGTGCCAGGCGCAATAGGGGCGGCCGTCGAGCACATCGGCGCT